AGAGGTGGTGTTCAGTCTTTATCTGGCGCTGGTGCGGTTGATTTAACTAACTTGATTACTGAGTTAACTACTACTGGAGCTAATGCATTAACTTTAGCTGATGGGACAACTTCAGGTCAAATTAAAATCGTTAACATGATTGTTGACGGTGGAGATGGAACTTTAACTCCAACTACTTTTGCAAACGGAACTACAATTACGTTTGATGCAGTAGGAGAGTCAGCTACTTTAGTTTGGAACAGCACTGTTGGTTGGGTTGCAACTTCAACGGTTGGTGCAACAATAGCGTAATAATTAATTTAGTGTGGGGCTTCGGCCCCATGCTTAAATTTTAAGGAGAAAAATATGATTTCAGATCAAACAACGCTGAATAAAACTACCGGAGCTGCTTCTGTTTTAAGGGGTGCTAGAACAAGAGTTACTTCTATTCAAGGTAGAGGTGAAGCTGGTTCAGTTTTATCTTTACATGATGTGAGTGATGCTTCAGATGCTGCATCAGGTAACTTAAAAGCTATTTACAGATTCGAAACAGAAGGATTAGAGGTTTACATACCTGGTTCTGGTATTTTGTTTGAAAACGGAGTTTGTGCAACTTTAACACAAACATCTGGCACAGACGGAAGTGTTACCATGACAATTACAGGAGCATAGTAAATGGCTAATACTACTTCGGGAACAACAACGTTCGATAAAACTTTTTCTATTGAAGAAATAATAGAGGACGCTTTTGAACGTATAGGATTAAATTCTGTAGCAGGATATCAATTAAAATCTGCAAGACGATCTCTTAATGTCTTATTTCAAGAATGGGGTAATAGAGGTATTCATTATTGGGAAATAGGAGAAACTAATTTAGATTTAATTGAAGGACAATCAGATTATGATTTTTTTAGATCTAGTGATGATGGGACGTCAGCTACAACTACAAATCCAGCTAGTGTATTTGGAATGTCCGATGTCCTTGAAGCACAATTAAGATCTAATAGAACTCAAACCACACAATCAGATAGTCCGATGACAAAGGTAGATAGATCTACATATGCAGGATTCTCAAACAAATTATCTAAAGGAACACCTAATCAATATTGGGTAGAAAGATTTATTGATAAAGTAAGAATACATATTTACCCTACACCAGATTCTACAAATGCATCTAAAGATATGCATTTTTATTTTATAAAAAGAATACAAGATGTAGGTGATTATACAAATGCAACAGATGTGCCATTTAGATTTGTGCCTTGTATGATTGCTGGTTTAGCTTTTTATCTTTCACAAAAATATCAACCTCAATTAACTCAACAAATGAAATTATATTATGAAGATGAGTTAGCAAGGGCATTAGCAGAAGATGGTTCTGCTTCTAGCACATACATAACACCAAAAGCATATTACCCAGGAGCATAATTATGGAGTACGGAAGTTTTAAAGATTTTATTGAAAGCACAAACGATAGTGAGTTAATGGATCTATACGTAGATTTTTTAGACACAGGAGATTTTTCTAAACTAGAAAAAAGATTAAAAGAAAAAGGATATCAACCTGGAGAATATGCTATGGGTGGAAGTGTTGGAAAGCCTTTAGGACCCGGAGGTAAAAGATAATGGCAAAATACGCAACAGGAAAATACGCACGAGCAATATCAGATAGATCTGGTATGGAGTTTCCGTATAAAGAAATGGTTAGAGAATGGAATGGATCGTTTGTGCACGTATCTGAGTTTGAGCCAAAGCAACCACAATTAGAACCAAAACCTATGAATGGTGATTCTATATCTTTAAGACATGTAAGACCTGATAGAATAGAAACTGCAGTTCCAAGAATATTACCATTAAATCCATTTACAACAACAAATGGATCTACAACTATATCTGTTAATGAACCAGATCATGGTAGATCTACAAGTGATAGAGTTAGATTTAGAGATGCAAATGTAGTTGGTGGAGTAGCTGCAGCAACAATAAATTTAGCTGCGGGATACGTAATTACAAAAGTAGATGATGATAATTATACCTTTGCAACAGCTACAACATCTAGTATAACTGAAACAGGAGGAGGCGGTTCTGCATCAGCAGGACCAGTCACGGTAACAGCATAATGAAAAAAATTTGGAATTGGATAAAAAATATTTTTAAACCTAAAAGACAAGAGATGGACCCACATGCGGAGCTATATCTTAAAATGCCAGAACCAGAAATTCCAATCTATACAGATAAAGATGGAAAGGCAGTAAAATGTGGAACACACAACAGATTTAAAAAAAGCTGTCCTATTTGTAAAGAAATAGCAGGAGTAAAATAATGGCTGGATTAAGTGCATCAGGATTAAAAACACAAATAAAAAGTTATACTGAAACAGATTCAAATGTTTTATCTGATTCTGTTTTAGAAAATATTATTTTAAATGCACAATATAGAATTTTTAGAGACGTACCAATTGATGCAGATAGAAAACAACAATCTGGTAATTTAATTACAGGACAAGAAACGATTAATGCTCCTGCAGGATGTGTGTTTATAAGAGGTATACAAGTTTATGACTCCACTTCAGAAATTACAGGTCCTAACGTATGGCTAGAAAAAAAAGACATAACTTTCCTTCAAGAATATATATCTTCAACAGCATCAGCTAAAAGAGGTCAGCCAAAATATTATGCCATGTTTGGTGGTGCTACAGGAGAGTCTGATACCACATCGGGTAGAATGATGTTTGCTCCTGTTCCTGACACTACTTATAAATTTAGGGTGCATTTTAACGCTGCACCAGCATTATTAGAGGGTGATAATACTAACTATATTAGTCTTAATTTTCCAAATGGACTATTGTATTGCTGTCTATCAGAGGCTTATGGATTTTTAAAAGGTCCAATAGATATGTTGACACTATACGAAAATAAGTATAAACAAGAAGTACAAAAGTTTGCTAATGAGCAAGTTGGTAGAAGACGAAGAGACGACTACACTGATGGCGCTGTTCGTATACCAGTAAACTCAGCAAACCCGTAGGAGATTAAATTATGGCTATATCATCGGCAATTTGTAATAGTTTCAAACAAGAAATTTTAGTTGGAACACATAACTTTACCGCATCTAGTGGTAATACTTTTAAAATAGCATTATTTACTAGTTCTGCATCTTTAGGTGCCAGCACGACTGCTTATTCAACATCAAACGAAATTTCAAATACATCTGGATCTGCATATTCTGCGGGTGGTGCAACGTTAACAAGTGTTACACCAGTATTAGATTCTTCAACTGCAGTTTGTGATTTTGCAGATGTAAGTTTCACCAGTGCAACATTCACAGCAAATGGTGCATTAATTTATAATTCTTCTCAATCTGACAAAGCTGTTGCAGTTATTGCATTTGGTGGTGACAAAACCGTTACAAGCGGAACTTTTACAATTCAATTCCCAACAGCAGACGCATCGAACGCTATCATTAGAATAGCATAGTGAGGTAACGACGGATGTCCGTTACTCGAACTTTCACAGTCACAGTCGCTTACGTATATGGTGGTAACAAATATCTACTCGATGGAGTTGCACAAGCTGATGCTTATCTAGTTGAAGGCAATACATATAGATTTGATCAATCTGATTCTTCAAATGGTGGTCACCCATTAAGATTTTCTACAACCAGCAACGGAACACACTCAGGCGGAAGTGAATATACAACCGGCGTAACTACAAGTGGAACACCAGGTTATGCTGGAGCGTATACAGAAATAACGGTAGCAAGTGATGCTCCAACTTTATATTATTATTGTACAAATCACTCAGGAATGGGTGGAACAGCTTATACTCCTAATGAAGGTTGGGATGTAGGTGCTTGGGGTGCTGGTAGATACGGAGTAGCCGATGCGTTTACTCTTGGTTGGGGTGCAAAAAATTGGGACTCCTCAGGTTCTTGGGGAGATATGGGTGATGAAACTATTACTCCAACAGGTTTTGGTTTAACTTCATCTCTTGGATCTGTATCTGTTTCAACAGAAATAAATACTGGTTGGGGTAGACAACCATGGAATGAAAACGCTTGGGGTATTGCAGGTGATGTATTACTAGATGGTCAATCAGCAACAACAAGTGTTGGATCATTAGTTGTTGGAGACATACTTGGATTAACAGGTCAATCTGCAACAACAAGTGTTGGATCTCCTACAATTATAGGAGATATAACTGCAACATTAACAGGTCAAGCTTTAACATCTTCTGTAGGTTCAATTGATATTGCAGAACAGATAGTAGGATTAACTGGACAATCAGCAACATCAAGTGTTGGATCTATATCTCCTGCAGATGCAATTGGAGTTACAGGTGTCTCTGCAACAACATCACTTGGAACAGCTAACACAAATAGTAATCCAACTATTAGTGTAACCGGAGTGTCAGCGACAAGTGCTATAGGATCTTTATCTCCTGCAGATGTTATGGGATTAACAGGTGTTTCTAGTACGTCTTCTGTGGGATCTTTAACTCCTGCGGATATTATGGGATTAACGGGTGTTTCAGCAACAACTTCTGTTGCTGGTTTTGGAACTTCTTCAGGTTTCGGTATTCAAGCATATCAAGCTATTGACACTGGATCGAATACAACATATAGTAACGTAGCATAGGAGAAAAAAATGGCTTCAACATACACACCATTAGGTATAGAACTTCAAGCAACTGGTGAAAACGCCGGTACATGGGGAACAAAAACTAATACTAACCTACAAGTTATTGAACAAATAGCTGGTGGTTTTACACAACAAGCATTAACAAGTGGTGGAACGGTTACTCTTGCAGTTTCTGATGGATCAACTGGTGCAACTCTTGCACATAGAGCAATAGAATTTACAGGTTCATTATCTGGTAATGCAGTCGTTACAATACCTCTTGATGTACAAAATTTTTATTTTTTAAGAAACTCTAGTTCCGGTGCATACACGGTTCAATTTAAATATGCGTCAGGATCAGGAAGTTCTGTAACTTTTTCTGCTACAGATAAAGGAGATAAATTAGTTGTCGCAAAAGCTAATGATGGAACTAATCCTGATATTGTAGAAATAGCTTTAGGTCTTACAGAAATTTCAGAAGATACAACACCACAATTAGGTGGTAATTTAGATACTAATTCACACAATATTTTAATAGATGATGCTCATTTTATAGGTGATGAAAACGGAAATGAACAACTTATATTCCAAACAACTGCATCAGCTGTTAATCAATTGGACATTACAAACGCTGCTACGGGCAATAATCCCTCTATTTCAGCCACTGGTGATGATTCAAATATTAGTATAAACCTAGTGCCAAAAGGTACAGGTACAATTCAAGCAAATGGAGCGTCAGTAGCAACAACAGGAAAAAGTATTGCAATGGCAATCGTTTTCGGTTAAAAGGAGTATAAATTATGGCAACACCAAATATAGTAAACGTAACATCGATAAACGGTAAAAACGCTACTGCAACTTTAGCGAATACCTCTAGAACAACTGCTATTGATGTAGCAGCAGATAAACTAGTAAAAGTAAATACAATCTTAATATCAAATATAGATGGAACAAACGCTGCCGATATCACAATTGAAATTAGTGTTGATGATGGATCAAACTATGTGAAACTTGCAAACACAATTAGTGTTCCAGCTGATGCAACATTAAATTTTTTAGAATCACCAATCTACTTAGATGAAACTGATATACTAGCATTCACAGCTAGTGCAGCAGACGATTTATCTTATTTTGTATCGTATGAAGAGATAGACGACGCGTAGGAGGTTTTATAAATCATGGCACACTTTGCTGAACTAGAATTAAAAACCGACCCAACAGGCTTCACAACAGAAGAACATTATATTGTTAAAAGAGTTGTAGTTATTGGAAATGATGTACCTGCAGCTAATGGTACATTAGAACAACACGATATGCACGAAGATGGAGAGTTTCATTGTAAAAAACTTTTTGGTGGTGGTATTTGGAAACAAACTTCTTACAATAATAATTTTAGATGTAGATACGCTGCTAAGTCTAGTGTTTACGATCCTGTTAATGACGTATTCCGTGGACAACAACCATTTGCATCTTGGACACTAAATACAGAAACTTGGAGATGGGAAGCACCTATCCCTGTTCCTACAATGGAACAATGTCAATATACTCACTCAGATGGAAATCCAGCTACTTATAGAACAGAATGGAGTGAAGCAAATCAACAATGGATTGGCTTTGGAGAAGAAAATGCTCAATTCGAATGGGATCCTGAGACTTCTTCTTGGAATGCCACGGGAGGGTAACCCATGGTAGCAATAAAAAAGAATAATAGATTAAATAATCGTAAGGGAGGAATGATTGGTATAAACAATTGTGCCTCTTTTGGAAAAAATAAAATTACACAAACAACATCAACTGCACCATTAACAACTGGTGCTGGAACTAAATTACTTCACACAGCTGTCGTTGCAGGTGGAGGATCTGGATCACAATCTGGTGCCGGCGGAGGAGCTGGAGGTATGATTGTTAGAGAAAATATTCAAGTATGTGGTAGCACTCCATACGCAATTGTAGTTGGTGGCGGTGGTACATCAACAAGTTATCCTGATGTTTGTACTAGAGGTGGAAACGGAGGTGACTCAGCTTTTGCACCAGGTACAGCAATCGCTGTGTGCACAACTGGCGGTGGAGCTGGCGGTAATAACGCTAGTGGATCCATTGACCCTTCTGGATCAGGAGCACCTGGAGGTTCAGGTGGAGGTATGGGAGCAAATACATCAGGTGCAGCTGGACCATCTGTAGGATCAGGAATCGCTGGTCAAGGTAATGATGGTGGAACAGGTCAAGGACAAAATCCCCCTGCTCAACACTCAGGTGGAGGCGGCGGAGGAAAATCTGCTGCAGGATCACCGGCACCAGCAATGAATGTTGCAGGAGCTGGAGGAGCAGGTTTAGACGTAAGTTCAATATTTGGAAACATAGGACCAACATGTTCAGTATTCGCTGGAGGTGGTGGCGGTGGCTCTAGAAACGGAGGAACTGCAGGAGCTGCAGGCCCTGGCGGCGGAGGAGCAGGAGGCCCTACAACCGTACCTAGCCCTTCAACGGTCGGAAACAATGGAACAGACAACACCGGAGGCGGTGGAGGTGGAATAGGTTTTGGTCCTTCTTATGGAGGCCGAGGAGGAAACGGAGGATCTGGAATAGTCCTTACAAAAGAATTAAATAACAACAGAGGTAACTGGCCTTTGTCTCAACAATTCGATGCAAAAGAAGGTGGTAACTGGCCAGATGGTACGGTTATACAATCAGTAACATTAAATTATTTAGTAGTAGCCGGTGGTGGAGCTGGAAAAAGTTTTGCTGGTGGCGGAGCTGGAGGTTATAGAGCTTCTGGTTTTGGACCTTCACCATTACAAGGATGTGCATTAACAGTTTGTTCATCTTCAACTTATACAATTACAGTTGGAGCTGGAGGTGGAAATGCTTGTGGTACAGCTTATCCTGCACCATGTGCTAGTCCGCCAGACGGATCTGGAGCTGGTTATGGAAATGTGTCATCAATTAAACAAGGATGTACCGTTTTGATTCAATCATCAGGTGGTGCTTATCCATTAAATGCATCTTGTGGTAACCCATGGAACGCAAACAATGGACAAAGAGGAGGACCTGGAGGATCAGGTTCTGGAGGCTGGCCTAGTGCAATAAGTGCAAAAAGACCAGGAGGATCTGGTAATGCTGGAGGTTTCTCACCACCAGAAGGAAATAATGGTGGAAGTGGAGGAAACCCTGACAACAGAGGTGGTGGTGCCGGTGGTGGTGCTACAGCAGCTGGAGCAAATGGATCTGGATATCCAGGATCAGCCGGAGGAGATGGAGCACCAAATACAATTACAGGATCAGATGTAACTTACGCCGGTGGCGGAGGTTCTGGTACAGATAGAGGTTATCCAGGTGTTAACCCTGGACCTGGAGGAGCTGGCGGCGGCGGAGACGGCGCTGGTGGAGCCCCATCTAGTTTAGCCACATCAGGAACGGCAAACACCGGAGGCGGTGGTGGCGGAGGTACAGGTGGACCTACGTCTTATGGAGCACCAACTTATTTATCTCCATGTGGAAGATCTAAATATGGATCTAGAGGTGGATCAGGTATTGTAGTTGTAAGATCACCTGCAGGACACCCATTAAGTGTATCACCAGGAACTAACCAAGTTACTTGTGTTGGTGGTCATTCTGTTGCTACATTTACAGTTTCTGGAACATTGACTGTAAACTAAAATTTGCTATATTGACTTACCTATGTGGGTCAAGAAATTTAGAAAGCATAAGACTTTAAAAAAGAAGTTGTTATCATTAATTAATAAAATGCCATCGCATTTTAAATCTGATAAATCTTTTGTTAAATCGGATTGGTCTTTACCAGTAAATGCAGAAAGAAAATATTTAGATTTATTTTATCAAGAAGTGTCGGACTTAATGACAGATACTGCAGAAGACTTTGGTTGTAATACTTGGAGAATACATAATGGTTGGTACAATCAGTATTCAAAAAACAATAATCATCATTGGCATACTCACCCACAATCTAATTTATCTGCAATTTATTTTTTAGAATTACCAAGCAAAGAATTAATTACAGAGTTTAAAGTTAAAACAAAAGTAAATGTAAAAGAAGGAGATATATTATTTTTTCCATCTTACATGTTACACCGAGCACCTATTAACAATACAAATAAAAGAAAAACTGTTATTGCTTTTAATTGTGACTTTCAAATAATACCAACAGATTATCTAGGCAGGCACAAATGAGTTTTAGAGTCATAGATAATTTTTTGTCTAAGAAAAATTATAAAACAATTATAAAAATATTTAATGACTTAAAAGGTAATATACCTGTTAGGTGGGCTGAGATTGATTATCGTAGAAATGTTTTTTTAGTTGAAGCTGCTAAAACATATGACTTTAGTAAATACAAAGGTTTTGAAGAATGGAGTCAAAACAATACTCAATGCAATCCACACGTAGATAAAGATGAAGGTTATTTTAAAAAAACTGGTAAACTAAAATATCCTATTTGTTCTTTAGTATTTTATGCAGATGTAAAAAAATTAAAAGGGGGTGAATTAATATTAGCTGGAGATGTAATAAAACCTAAATCTAATAGATTAGTTATATTTGATCCTGGGTTGCACCATTCAGTTGAGTCGTTTAAAGGAACTAGAAAAGTATTATTACTTAATCCGTGGACATATAAACCAGAGGCGTTTAAAAATGAAATTGTATAAGAATATATTAGAAGAAAAAGAACGTAAAAAATTATTGCGATTTGTAAAAACAAAAGTTAAATATTGGAACGATAAAGTCCCTGGTTTACAAACACCTATGAATTTGCATACGCACCCTGAAACACAACACTTCTATAATAAAATTATGAAAAAATATTTTAAAGATATGTCTATACAATATTCTTGGGCTAATTATTCAGAGGGAGATATAATAAATTGGCATACACACCCAACATCTATAATATCTGCTGTTTACTTTTTGAAAAATCCTGATAGTTTAGGAACTATATTTAGAAATGAGAAATATAGTTATGACAAAATTACATCTACCAAATGTCCTGAAAATTCTTTATTGGTATTTGATGCAAGTAAAACACACTCACAACCATACTCTCCTAAAAAAATTAAAAGGTTTTCAATCGCAATAGATTTAATATGAATTTAAAACACGCATACTGGTATTTTACAGGTAGATTAGGTGATAGATTTTGTAATGATGTAATACAACATGCAAACTCTAAAAAAGAATTAGTTGCTGTAACTGGTGACACTTCAAAGAAAGTTAAAAAAAGAACTAAGAAAGCATTAAACAACGAAGGGATATCTGATTCTATTACTAAGAAAGAATTAAAAGATTTAAAAAAACATAGAAACTCTAACGTTGTTTGGTTAGAGGATAGATGGATATACGAAGAGATACAACCCTTTTTTCATATGGCAAATCAAAATGCAGGTTGGAATTTTGAATTTGATTATTTTGAATCTATGCAGTTTACAAAATATAAATTAAACCAGTTTTATAATTGGCACCAAGATCCTTTTCCTGAGCCATACAACAATCCTAACAATCCAAACTTTCATGGTAAAATAAGAAAAGTTTCTGGCATAGTGCAACTATCTGATCCAAAAGATTACAAAGGTGGTCAACTAGAAGTACAACCTAGAATGACAGCAAATCCAAAGTTAGTATTAAACACAGATAAACATTTTAAACCTAGAGGAAGCATCATCATATTTCCGTCACATTTGTGGCATAGAGTTAAACCAGTTACGAAAGGAACAAGATATTCATTGGTGATCTGGGCATTAGGGCAACCATTTAAATAATGAGTAAATTAACTGACTACATAAAAGTATATCCCATGCTTAGTAAAAGCATTTGTAATAAAGCTATAAAAGAACTAGATGATACAGAATTTGAAAAAGGACAATATCATAACCCTAAAGGCGACAGAACTTTTTCTATAAATAAAGAAGCTGACATGTCTTTTGAAGAATTTCCATCTAAACAAATTATTATGGACAAACTATATAATGTTATAGGTAAATATATAAAACAATTACGTATGCCTTGGTATGCAGGTTGGAATGGTTATACACCAATACGAGTTAACAAATATTCTAAAGGTCAAAATTTTAATATGCATTGTGATCACATCCATAATATATTTGATGGTCATGCAAAGGGTATACCAATACTAAGTATTGTTGGGGTATTAAATGATAATTACAATGGAGGTGAATTTGTAATGTGGAAAGATAAAACGATAAAACTAAAACAAGGAGACGTCGTAATGTTTCCTAGTAATTTTATGTATGCTCACAAAGTAAATAGTATAAAGAAAGGAACTCGATACTCATTCGTAAGTTGGGTTTGGTAATATGGCTAAAACAGATACTCTTCAAACATCTATTTATTTTCAATCACCTATTTTTCATATTGAGGTTCCAGAATTTGTTAAAGATGTAAATAAAGTTTGCGATAGATATATAAAGAGCGCTAAGAAAAATAATGAAAAGATTATAAAACAAAGAGAAAAAGAATGGAAAAAGAAAGTTGGAGATATAACTATGTCTCATCATTCATCGAGTATGATAGGAGATCCTGATTTAAAAGAGTTTACAGATTTTATTGGTTCTACCAGTTGGAATTGTTTAGACTGGTTTGGTTATGATTTATCACAATACGAATTAATGTGGACAGAATTATGGGTGCAAGAGTTTTCTAAAAAAGGTGGCGGACACCACGAAGGGCACGTTCATTATGATAATCACATTTCAGGTTTTTATTTTTTAAAATGTAGTAATAGAACATCAGTGCCATTTTTCAACGATCCTAGAATTGCAAAAACTATGAATGACTTACCATTAAAAGATAAAACAAATGTATCAATGGCTAGTCCCCTTATACATTATAAGCCTAAACCTGGAACAATGATATTTTTTCCTGCATATTTAAATCATGGTTTTACTGTAGACGCAGGTGTTGATGATTATAGATTTGTTCATTTTAATTTACAGGCAGTTAGAAAGTTAATTACAAACCATTTACGAAATGAAGGATCAAGAAATAAATAATATTTTTTCTTCTTTTGTAATAGAGAAAGAATTAAATTTAGATCACGATAGGGTCACAGATAAATGTGCTGATGCATTAGAAACTGCTGATGACTACAAACAAAAAAATATATTTCATAATCCAAAACTAGTAACAGAATTTAGTGAGGTGTTTGATCAAATAAATAAAATAGCTGATGAAGCACACAAACTTTTACAATATAAACAAAACACAAAACAAATTTGTATAGATGCATGGATTAATGATTATGGTTCGTACAATATTTCTATGCCACATCAACATCCAACAGCTGATTTAGCTATAGTTTATTTTCCTTATGCACAAGAAGGATGCGGTAACTTACAACTTTTAAATCCTAACTCTAAACTACAATACGTAATACACGATGAAATGGTAGAAAATTGGAATAACTATAATTCTTTTACTTGGGATATAATTCCTAAAACTGGTAAGGTTGTTATCTTTCCAGGTTATCTAATACATTATGTTAAACAGAGTAAATCAAACAAACAAAGAATTTCAATAGCATTTAACTATAGAGCATCATGGTAAAAAATTTATTATCAATAGATATAGATTGGGTAGGCTCTCCGAGAGACGCTAAAGATTTATTAGAAAATTTAGTCCCTATTATTAAAAAGAATAAATTTAAAAAGATAGTTGTTGCACAATCACATAGAGAGATAAATAAAATTGTCGATGAATTAAATGAACCTGTCTATTGTGTAAACGTAGATCACCATCACGATATACAATATATACCATCTGAACCTTTAGAGGCTGGTTTCTTGTCAGGTAATTGGTTAGGGCACTACATGAGAAGTGGTAAAATTACTGGGTGCACTTGGATAGCTAATTACAATTCTGTTTTTAATAGATATCAAGA